ACTTCAGAAGCTGGTACATCAACTATGGCAGTTGTTTATGCTATGGGAGACAAAGACTACGTTTCAAGTGCAACAGCATTTTTAGATAACTAAGAACATACATTCCGATGTATGAGTTAGAAACTAATATTAAGGAAAAGGACAGTGTTAAAACTGTCCTCGACTTTGATGACATGAACCTAAATCAGCTACGTGAAATGGCTGAAAAAGGGGAAATAACAATTCCCTCTAAATACACACACGTAGACGAAATTCGAGAGTACTTATTTTTGTATTGTAAATACAATGGGATTGGTTCTAAATTTGGAGGTAAATAATGGCTGAGACATTAATAGACACAGCATTAACAACGGTAGAGAGAGTTAAAGATGAAGTAGGTATTGCAAGTACTGATACAGACTCTGATGCTAAACTAACTCGTTATGTAAACGAGGCTACTGCTTTTGTGGAAGAATTTACTGGAAGAAGTTTTGGTAAAACGGAAGGAAAAGAAGAGTATTTAGCTGGTTCCGCAGATAATTATTTGATACTTAAAGAAAGACCTATTTTAGTAGTAAATTCTGTTTTAGTTAGCGATAGTGCAGTTACAGATTTTTTAGTCAACGCCGATGATTATTCAAAAGGTATGTTATACAGAGAGAATGGATGGGTTAAATCAACTTACGTAGTAGGATTAGCAGGAGACCAATTTGGAAGTAAACGTACAATCTTAATCAATTATGATTATGGTTATGTTTTACCAAAGGATGCCACGGAAGAAATTCCGCAAACATTACCACGTAATCTGGAAGCAATTGTCATTAAACTGGTATCATTAAAATATAATGAAAACTCTAGAGATAGTTATGGATTGAGAGAACTTAAGCAAGGAAGACTAACACTTAAGTTTAAAGATGAAATGCTTAGCCCTAGAGAACTTTGTACGTTAAATATGTACAAGAAATTAGGAGTGTGGTAACAGTGAAATATATATTTGTAAAAGATTTACATTATGTAACGAAAAAAGTAAACATAATGTATAAAAAGGGACAGGAAATAGAACTTGGTGAAGAAGAAGCCTTAAGGTATATTGCTATGGGCGCTTTAACAAAAGGAGTAAAAACTGTTCGCTTATTAAAAGAAGAACTTGATGAACTAGGTATAGAATATCCAAAAAACGCTAAAAAAGCAGAATTGCAGGCACTTTGTAATAAAGGTGTATAATGATTCTAGAAGACAAAGCGACTTTTTATCATATAGGAGCAGTTACCAAAACTGATGAGGGTAAAGAAAGACCTGGAACGCCAGTAGTATATCTAACCGATATAAAATGTAATATACAACATGATGATGGAAGACCTACACACGAGAAATACGGACAAGTAGCAAATAGTAATGATACTTTTCTTTATATAGAAGATAGAAGCGCTTACGCAGCAGTAAGAAATGACCTAGTCACAGTTACTTGTAAAGTAACTAGTGTAGTCGTTAAATACAGAGTACTTAAGACAGTACCTTATACGACACACCTAGAGATATTAGTGGAAGAGTTTGTTAATTAGTGGCTAAGCATGGAATGCGTGTTTATTCACGTAAAACAGGTAAGCCAGGATTTAGTAATCTATATAGTAAATTTAGTCATTACGAAGCAGCTAGCAATCGTATAGGTTGGCAAGTAACTCGTGAAGTAGCAAAACAAATCAAAAGTGAAACCAGAAGCAATATTCTTGAACGTCTAGAAAGACAATCTGGGGAACTATATGCGTCAGTTTATTTTAGAAAAAGGCAACGTAAATTACCTACTTATGAGGTTGGTGTTGGTGCCGAATACGCAGAAGCTCCTGAATTTGGTACTGGTGTATACAATATATTTGGTAAAGGTAGACAGGAAGAGTGGATTTACAAAAGTGAATCTACTGGAGAATTTGTAACAACTATTGGACAAGAATCAACAATGTTCTTTAATGATGCACTGGAAAATAATTTAGGTAGGTATCCAAGCCTACTAAAAGTTGAAATGGGGAGGATGCTTAGATGACACCACAAGCAGAATTATATGCAGCACTAAGTACAACTGCTGCTTTGGTAGCACTAATACCAGTTGCTAGAATTATATCGGTATATCCGACACAGGAGATGTTTGGCGCAGAGACACTGAGTTCACATTTTCCTAGGTTAACATTTGTTCTAGCAGATAGACGACATTCTCTTTATGCAGATAACCAACCATTATATGACACATTACAGTTTGATATAGACATTTGGTTAATAGATAACATTACCGTATCATATTCATTAAATACAATTAAATTGGAAGTAGATAAAACTATGTTAGCGTTAGGGTATTTAAAAATTGGCGAAGAAGAAAGACGAGTCGTAGCTAATAAAATAAACCACCTAGCTTTATCGTATGTTAAAGAATTTCCATCAAATCTATAGGAGGAAAAATAAATGGCAAAAGATACTCAAAAGGTACGTATTGGAGTAAAGAATTTATACTTCGCAATACTAAATACAGATACAGCATCTGGGTTAACTTATGAGACACCATATAAAGTTCCTGGATTAATCAAGATTGATGTTAATCCTGGTACGAACCTTGACACTTTATATGCCGACAATAAACCAGCAATAGTTTATGCAACAGTTGGAACAATTGACGTAACACTTGAAAAAGATAGTTTACCAGATGACTTACTAGCAGAAATTCTAGGACGTCTACAAGAAGGTGGAATCAACTATATTACTGGTAACAACAACGCACCATACGTTGCAGTAATGTTTGAACAAACATATTCTGATGGTACATCTAGTTTCGTTAAATTGTTTAAAGGAAAATTCGTTGAACCAGATTCAGCAAATGAAACTAAAAATGATTCAGTTAACTTCCAAACAGGAACAATCACTGGTTCATTCGTGCCAACAAACTTCGAAAAAGATTTCGGTAGTGGTACAGTCGAACCAATCATCATGGCTACAGCTGACGAATCTTCAGACGATTATGCAGACGAAGGAGATACTTGGTTCACAAGTGTTTACGCAACAGCATCAGCATTAGTAATTACACCATCACTTGCTGACGAAGATGCAGATATTGCGGTATCTGAAGTATTCACTTTAACATCAAGTAACGTATTACTTGCTTCACTAGCAGAAGATACATCGAGAGTATTTATACTTGAAGATGGAGAAGGACTTAAAGCAGCAACGTTAAGTTTGGACGCAACAAGTAAGATATTAAGTATCACAGTAGACACAGCAATGACAGCTTCAACTGGCTATACACTTGTGTATAACTTGAAAGATGCATTCGGTCAAGAAACTGGCTCAACTGTAATTAACTTTACGACAGCAGCTTAAGTAGATAAATAGAGGGAGGTATTCATTATCTCCCTTATTTATAAAATAAAATATTAAATGGGGGAAAACATTTAAAATGAAAGTAAAAAACTTTAAGTTTAGAGATGTCCAAGTGATATCTAGATTAGTAACAAAGTTAGACCTTACAAAAGACCAAATTACGGAAATTGTAGGGGTATTAACAGGTGCTCAAAACACTATGCTTCTATCTGAAGCTGATGTAGAAAAGTATTTGTTAGATAACGTAAACGCGAAAGAGAGACGCGAGTTATACGAAGAAACAGATGGGAATTTCGACAAGTTAAGAGAATTTGCCCTTAATCATAAGGGTATTTCAACGAGCACAAATTTATTTGATGTTATTTTAAAGGTAGTAGGTATACTTGCTGAGAAGTTTAACGTAGTAGTTGAATTCATGGCATATTACTTAGAAGAATACACTGCGGAAAATATCAATGATATGGACGAAGACGAATCTGTGGAAGCTATAATGGCCGTTATAAATAACAAGGGTTTCGGCAAGTTCTTCTCCAATTTCTTCAACTTGAAATAAATATTGGTTGGGATGTTGTTGAAGATGTTTTAAGACAACGTTACTCAGATATAAATTTCATACTCGACCAAGAACCAGAGGTCGCCATAAAAAAGATAACCGTAGCCTATGAACAGTACAATGAGAATAGGCTTTTTGAGGTATGGTCTCGTTCGATGAGTGATAAGTCGTTCGAGGATTGGAAGAAGAAGATACAAAATAAGCAAGAAAAAACAGATAAGAATGGCTCTATATCGGGAGTAGATTTAGCCCATATGTAGTCATAATTGCGGAGGTGCGTTAGTTGGCTAAAAGAACAGTTATAGAAACATTAGTTGTTCAACTAACAACTGATAATTCAAGATTTAATAAGGGGATGAAATCCCTTAGAACTTCCTTGAGTAAAATGGGTACTAGTATTACTCACATTGGTAAGAAATTTACAATGTTTGCTTTTGCAGCAATTGCAGCAGTTGGGTTTGCAGCTGGTAAATTAGCTAAGGACTACGATATGGCAATGAACCGTGTACGTGCGGTTACAGAAGCAACTACAGAACAAATGCAGGAACTATCAGATACAGCTAGACTATTAGGACGAACAACAGCTCGTTCTGCAAGACAAATTGCGGAAGGGATGGAAACCCTAGGACTAGCTGGTTTCAGTACGCAAGAGATTCAAGATTCAATTTCTGCTGTTACGAGTTTAAGTGTTATTTCACAACAAGAGATGGATAAATCTGCACAGGATGCAGCGAACATCATGGCGCAGTTTGGTATTGAAGCTGATGACCTAAGAGGTGCAGTTGACCAATTAGCAGCAACAGCAACAAGTTCAAACCAGTCAGTGGAAGACCTTATTAATGGGTTAAAGTTTGCTGGACCAATTGCGAAACAAGCTGGTTTATCATTAGCTGAAGCAGCAGCGTCAATGGGTATTTTAGCGAATAATGGTATCCGTGCTGGTATTGGTGGACGTGCCTTAAGAATGGGTATTTTAAAACTTGTAGCACCAACATCACAAGCGGCAGAAGAAATGAAGAACTTAGGTATTAGTATTACAGATAGCGTTACTGGTGAAATTATGCCTTTCAACGATATTTTAAGTAGTGTAAATGGTGGTTTACAAGGTTTATCAGATGCAGAACGTATGGCAACATTACGTGTGTTATTTGGTACACGTGCACTTGGACCTATGAATATATTATTAAACGAACAAGCAATAGCAACAGAAGATGGAGGAAATGCCTTTTTAGATTATGCAACTTCAATTGGTACAGCGTCTACAGCAATAGAAGAAGGTGGACGTATGTTTAACGGGAAAGCCGAATGGATGGAATATGTAATGACTAGGGGATTGCCTGGAGCATTAATTTACTTTAAATCAGCAACAGAAGGGGCTTTACTATCTTTTGCAGATGTATTTAAAGATGTAGCTATTGATGTTATTTGGGGATTAACAGAATTGTTTAATGCCTTTTCTGATTTAGAATTAGGAAGTTCTGTTATATTAAAATACTTATCAGATTGGAGTAAAGTTAAAGAAGATTTATCTGCATATATCGGGGCAGTAATAAATAAAATTGATGAATTTATTGACAAGATATTTGGTATAGAAGGTGCAACAGCAACAGTTGTTGGATACATTAAAGAAGCTTGGAATAGTTTAATTAACTTTTTAGAAGAAAGACTTGGTGTTAACTTAACGGGAGAAATGACAAGAGGAGCTATTGTAGATATTGTTTTACTTGTAGCAGCAATGGGTCCATTATTAATAGTTGTTGGCTCAATGGTGTCAACATTTGCAGCATTATCTAGTATGGTAGGTACTGTTCTTGTTGGGGCTGTTAAAATAATACTACCAATACTTTCAAAATTTGGTACAGCATTAACTGGTTTACTTAGTCCTGTCGCACTTGTAATAGCGGCTATTTTAGCTATAACGTTAGGTATTGGAGCATTTGTTATTGTTACTGGCGAAAATATGGAAGGATTTAAAACTCGTATAGGAAACGTATTTGAAGGGATAACAGAAAGTTTTTACGCCTTAAAAGAAACCTATGAAATTGTATTGGGAAGATTAACAGAAGCATTTAATGATGTATGGATAGCATTAACTACTGGAGAAGGCGGAACAAGAATGGCAGAATTTACTACTACTTTTGTTGAAATATTTGGCACAGTGGTAGAAATAATTTTAGAAATATTTAAAGGTCTTACTGCAGGTGTTGGTTCTGTTATATATAATCTATTAACAAACGAAACCATAGCTTCAGCTTTTTCTCAAATTTTAGATGTTTTACAAACAGTTATGACTGCAATAAAAGAAATTATTAAACCTATTAAGGAACATATAGCAGGTTTAATATTAGAAGTAGCTGGATTTGTTAACGCAGCTGTTAATTTAATTATGGATGTAGTAGACGACATCATGTCAGTTGTAAGACCGATTATCGATGTAATATTTTCAGAAGAAAATATAGCTAAAATAAAAGGATTTGTTGAATCTGTTGTACTAGCAGTTAAAGATATAATTAGTATACTTAAATATGTATTAATAGCATTTAAAAATCTTAGAGAAAAAATGCAACCATTTGTCGACTGGATAGTAGATAAAGTTGTACCAGTATTGAAACCAGCAATTGATGTACTAATACAAGCATTCAAATCATTAGCTGATTTTATTGGTGGTTTTATAGCAGTACTTAAAGAAGTATTTAAGTGGCTTGCCGGAGACGGATTTGATTCTGAAGCTGTTATCGAGGGCGCTAAAAAAATGCTTAAAGGGATTACAGATTTCTTTGAACAATACTGGGAATCACTAAAAGAATTTTTAGCTAAATTAAACGAATTATTTGATAGTATTGTTGAAATTTTAAAAGATGTATTTGAATCTATTAAAATGTGGTTAACTGGTATTGTAACTTCTATTGTACTTGAAGTAGCTGCATTATGGGCAAAAATAAAAGATGGAGTAGACACTTTTGTAACTGCAATAGGATTAGCAGTAGCTTCATTCATCTTTAACGTAGTAGATGGAATTAAATCGGCTTGGGATGCTTTTGTAGGATTTTGGGATGATATTGCACAAGCTGTTTTTGATTTCTTTACTGATTTTGGAAATGCTCTTATTGATTTGTGGGATGACTGGAATGCCTTTTGGGAAAACGTAGCAACTAAAGCAGGTGAGATACTGGAAGATATAGGTCAATTCTTTATAGACCTTTGGGATGACATAGAACTTGCAATTGATGACGTTATATCTTGGTTTGTAGCAATACCTGATGGAATATCAGCAATATTTACAGACATTGGAAATTTCTTCAGTGGTTTGTGGGATGATATAGAAATTGGAATTGGAAAGGTAATAGGTTGGTTTAAATCAATTCCTGGTTCAATTACTAATATATGGGCTAAAATATTTGGTGGTTCAGTTACTGATAGTGACACTGGTAGAGTTACCGAAGAACTTGGAATAATTATTTCTACCTTTGACAAACTTAAAGAAACTGTTACTGGTCTTTGGGACGGACTTTGGAGTGGCGTTAAAGATGTAAGTATTAATATTGGAGACGGTGTAGGAGATGTTGTATCGGGAATAGCGGACGTATTTAAAGGACTGTTAGAACCTATTACAAACGGTGTAAACTGGTTAATTGATGGATTAGAAGGAGTAATTAACGGTTTGATTAAACCGATTAATGATGTATTCGCTTCAATATCTGAAGTATCAATTGATATGGGACTATTTGAAATAACACCATTTAGTTTCTTAGACTTTAATATTAAGGAAGCAGATTTAAGTAGTTGGAAACTTGCTCAAGGTGGATATGTTAAAAAGAAACCTGGAGGAGTATTAGCAACAATAGGTGAAGGTAGCTCAGATGAAGTTGTAGCTCCAGTACCTATGTTACAAAAATTGTTTAAAGAGGCATTAGAGGGTGCTGCTACATCAATGGTTGGCATACTAGAATCTAGTAATTTAGTTAAAAAAGCAAACAAAAGTGTTGGAACAGCACAAACACCAATGAATGCGGGAGCTAACGGAAATGGAGCACCACAATATTCATTTAGTACTCAAAATGACTTTAACATAGATGGAGACGTATCAAATAAAATAGCAACAATCTTAGAACAACAAGAAAGAGACAGAAGATTAAGATTGAGGGGGTTTAACGTATAATGGGAAGAAAACTTGAAATAACAAATTCCGCTGGACTTAGTAAAACCTTTCAATTGTATTATAAACGCGGTGAAGAAGAAGCCCTTACAGACTTTAAGGGCTTTAATCAAAATTTCGGTGTTACATTAACATACGAACGTTCACCATTTCAACAAGGTGGAACAGCAGTAGCGGTACGTGGAGAAACAAGAGCATTATCATTTGTAATTCATATGCTTAGAGAATCACAAGAAGAATTAGAAACAAGGATAAATCAAATTGTAGAGTTTATGAATCCTTACTTGGGAGAACTAGTACTTATACATGATAATGGAGTTAGACGTAGACGAATAAGTGCTTATTATATAGGACATACTTTTATATCTTATGAAGATAACCGTGGATACGGTACGTTAGCCATTGACTTAATGGCAGATAGTGCTTTATTTGAAGATGAAACTTTACAAACAATTGAAATGGGAACTGGTATTGGGGTATTCGTACTTCCAATGTATATTCCTTTTGAGTTTGGTGCTGATGTGGCAAATGTACTAATAGAAAACACTGGAGACTATTATAATTCAGTAGAAATGACACTGTATGGACCTTTAGTAGACCCAGAATTAATTAGAGATGTTTACACAGGAACAGAAATTACACAAACAGATACTATAGCATTTTCTGGATTAACAGTAGTATCTGGGGAAAGTATAAGAATTAGTACCGAACAAGGTAGAGAAGAAGCAACATTAATTAGCGCCCTTGGCGTAGAAACAAACATAAATAGATATCTTACTGTAGATAGTAACTACTGGCAATTATATGTTGGAACAAATGTAATTAGATTTGCAACGGCAAGTGGTTATCCATATACAGAAGTTAAATTTAGACGTAAATACATAGTAGCATAAGAGGTGGTCAAATGGCTGTAATTAAAAGATTTGAGAATTATTTCAGAACTAAATCATACGATGACAAGGACTTAAATAGATATATGAAGCCCCTTATCCAAAATGGGGTTGTTGAAGATAACCCTCTTGGTGCATTTGATGTACTATCTAACTCAGCGTTGGATTTAGAGATAAGTGTTGGTTCAGCATATATTGGTGGAGACTTTGCTTACTACATAGAATTTGCACAAGAGCTTATTACTGATAGTACTACATTAGCATTTAGTTCGCCAGTAACGTTAGCTAGAAAAGATTCTGTGGTATTAAAAGTTGACAGAGTAGCAAAAGAAATTACACTTGAAATTGTAGAGGGTACAACAGAAGGAACTGCGTTCTACCCAGTACTTACACAAAGCATTGACGACAGTGACGTCTATGAGTTTTTACTATACAATGTTGAAGTAGAAACAGATGACACTTTAACAGTAACTGATGCTAGAACTTACGTGGCTTATAAAGACTCAGTTAAGTTTGATGGAGCAGTAAGAAGTACAGATGGTACATTTGCTGGGGATAGCGACTTAAATATACCTACAGAAAAAGCCATAGCGACCTTTATAGTGAGCATAGCGGGAGTTTTAACTTCTCTTACCACTACTAGTAAGTCTAACCTAGTGAACGCCATTAACGAGCTAGTAACAAATATGGGAACTTTGGGAGATTTAACTACAACGGCAACTGCGTTAGTAACAGCTATTAACGAATTAGATGCAGATATAGGGGACTTAAGTTCTTTAACTATTTCACATAGCACATTGGTAGCGGCGATAAATGCGGTTAACTTATTAATTGGTAGTATTTCAGACCTTTATATAACACCGAAAACAGATTATGCTGCAGGTACAACTTATGTTGTTGGCGATATTGTTAACTATACTATTCATCCTTATATATGTATACTAGAATCTACTGGTAATGCACCTACAAATACAACATATTGGGAAGCATATACAACAAGTATTATTCATACAACAAATGATATTAATTTACTTATTGGTAAATTAAGTGAACTGGATGTAGCAGCAACAAGTTTTTCGGACGCAATCAATAATGTTAACACACTTGTTGGAGCATTAACTGATTTAGACGTTAGCGCAACAAGCATTGTTAACGCACTTGATAAATTAAATACTATTACAGGAGCAATAGCAAGCTTAGATGTTAGCGCAACTAACCTTGTTACAGGATTAAATCAATTAAATACTTTAGTTGGTGCATTATCAAGTTTAGATGTTTCAGCAACAAGTATAGTAGTAGCATTAAATCAATTAAATACAATAACAGGAGTATTAACGAACTTAACAACTGCAGATAAAACTAATCTTGTTA